TAGTAACATCACAAGTATGTGTTTGACATTCCCATCCACAAGTTTGACAAGCCAACTCATTACATCCACAACCACAACTAATCTTTGTTTCAGGGTGACCACCACACTTATCACATCCGTAATTGACATGAGGGTCGTGTACACCATTTACTGAACGAGGGGGATAAACATATATACATCTACTATTTGTAATGTTGTAATTACAACAAGCACAAGTTTGAAGTTTAGTTAAACCTGATGTTACTCTTGTATAACCTGAATCACAAATAGGACTTCCATCTGCGTGGTGATAGAATTTGTTTTCGGCTCTTGTTCCTATGTAAAAGAATATATTTTTATTGTTTGGATATATTTCATTTAGGGTTGTTTCACCAGTTGTACCTGAAAACTCATTTGTTAATCTTGGTTTCAAAAGTAATTCAACAGCCCATCCCTTGTTCATTCGTTCAGGGAAAATATTGTAGTCGTAACCAAATAACTTATAAAAACCTTGATAAAACCCACCATATAATTCGTGGTATCTTCCGACATATGGACTTTCCTTACTTACAACTTCATACAAAATATTTTTATCGAAACCTGAAAATCTCAAGTTGGTAGATGTAAATCCTGTAACTTGGTGTAACTTCAATCTTCTATCAAAATACAATCTGTTGAATTCTAAATTACTTGGCAATAGACCATCTGTGAAAACAATAGTTTGTGCTGACATACCAGTAACCAAACCATTGTCAATTCCTGTCAAACCAATGTCACAAGATGAACCTGACAATTGACAACTTAAAACTTCATTTTTTGGGTTATAGTAGTTTTCAGAAATAAAAACATTATTGAAATTATAATTTTTGTACGTCAAAATTAAATTTTGAGTGGATGCCGTACTATTAATATCAAAATAAAAAGGTAATCTGTTACCATATGTTTGAGCAATCAAATATGGTGAAAAAACAACCTCTTGGTTAAAATTTACTTCATCAGAAGTAAGAGACATATCTTGTGTCTCCAATGATAGCTTCAAAAACCAATTTGATGGGTTAAACTGATTTATGTTTTGATATGACATTCTTTTTTAGAATAAATACTTTGATACGAAGTATTTATTAAGAAAAATTACTAATGAACAAATTCAGAAAAGAATATTTCAATGACCATTATCACTTCATTATCGAAGGTGATGGGGAAAACTTTTCGTTGACCTATACAACCTACAATTTATTAACTGAAGACAAAAAACCAACTAAGAAAAAATTTAAAAAAGAAAACTTAAAAAATGTTGTCAGTAAAGTTGAAAAAATAACCAAATCAAGAAAAAAATATTCCAAAAAAGAAATAGATGAGTTGATTGACACTGATGGTACTTTTTTAAGTTCTAAGATTCCTTTTTTGAATCAGTATCTTACACCTAAAAAAACTATGGACCAAACAGTGGTTGCTGCAAGAATATCAAACGACCCAGTTACAAGAGGATATCGTGTTTATTATGGTGAAAGTGAAAATAAAGATGGTGAAGTTATTGACGAAGAAAATATGTCCGATGCTTTTGGATATGAAGAAACTAAAAATAAGGATTTCAAAGAAACACTTAAAACTTTTAAGAAGATGGGTGTGGAAGACCCTGAAGAAAGAATTCAAAGAACAAAACAACTAGGTAAAATTCCAAATGTAAAAAAAAGAAAAGGAAAATTAAAACAAAGATTGACCGAAAAAGAAATTGAAGAAGAAAAGAAAAACAAAATGGTTAAAATGGTCGAAGATATTATAACTAATAAGTTGGGGGGTAGTGATGGTGAAGTTATTGAGAAAGTTGATAGTTTATCTAAAATTTTAATTAAGAACTTAGAAAGTATCAAAAAATTAGCAAAAAAAGAAGGTATAAGTTTGAATAAACTAATTAATGTTTTGAAAAAAAGTGAATAAAGATTTATACGGCAAAAAAATAGAATTACCTGAAGACGTTATTGTTTATCTTAAACAATGTAATGATAATGCTATTGGTGCCGATGAAAGTACAGAAGGATTTAGAAGAAATAGAGAACTCAGAGATACCGGATTTGTAACATATCAACAACTCAAAAGAATGAAGAACTTCTTTGATAATTTTAACGGACATCAGAATGATTTACCTTTTATTTTAAATGGTGGTCACTATGTTAAAGGTTGGGTAAATAATATGTTGAAATCGATGAGAGATGATATTTCATTAGGAAAAGAAATAAAATCAGTTGTTTTACCAAATCAATACATACAACCACATCAAAAAAATAATCTCACAACAACTAATAGACCAAGTAAAAGTCATTCAAATACCTTGGAAAAATATAATTTACAAGTAACTGAAGACCTTAAAAGGATAAATGATTTAATAAAAAAATTAATTTAATATGGCTCAAGTAGAACCTTTAAGTTTTGCACAACCTGATAATGAGTTGTCAAGAATCGCTGAAGCTGAAAGAAAAAAACTTTTTCCCAAAAATGATTATGCAACGAATAATCAATATTCTTCAGTTAATCCAAATGCTTTATCTGATGGTGACGAAAAAGGTAGAGGTACTGGTAATTTCTTAGATGTTTATAATCAAAACATTGGAACTCGTACTGACATTGTTGAAAGAAAAAATGAAATCAAAGTGAACGAGTATCAAGTAAACAAACCTTATACAACTCCACCAGCGTAATGAAACTTTACAACATAACCAAAAATCTTATTTTAGAAGTAGCTTCTATCGAATCCGTAATTAACTCAATTAGAAATAAAAATAGAGTTATTATTTATTATGATGGAGAAGAACCAGGTGGACGTGGTTTAAGAGAAATCGAACCCGTATGTTTTGGTTATTCAAAAAAAGGTAATCCAGTTCTTAGAGCTTGGGATTTGGAGGGAGCTTCCCATAGAGGATTCAAAGGAGAAAAACCACTACCAAGTTGGCGACTTTTTAGATTGGATAGGATTATGTCATTAACACCAACAGGAAATAATTTTGAAACTCCTAGACCCAACTATAATCCAAGTGGAGACAAATCTATGAATAGAGTTATAATAAATGCCAAATTTGATTAAAAATATTATATGAACGAAAATGATTTAATGAACAAATTAGCTATATCTAAAAAGATTATGGAACGTCATAATCAGACCCCTAGAAATACAAATGGTGGGGGTAATATGAATTTTGATACTAATGTAAGAGAATTTGACGTACCACAAGCTAAATTCAACATACCTCAGGAATTTATGGGTGTTAATGAATCTAAACAACAAATACCACAACACACAAATACAAAGGATAGAATTCTATCATCTAAATTACCTGATGAAATTAAAAGATTAATGATTGAACATCCAATCAATCAACCAAACAATATGGGTGGTGGGGGTTCAGTTTTAAGTAATGAATTGGTTGAAAAAGCAGCAAGATTAATGAACAATGACATTGCTAATAATGTTAATCCATACCAACCAAAAAAAGTTGTACAAGAAACGAAATCACAGAATGTAACATCCAACTTGGATAAAAATGTTCTAAAAGATTTAATTAGAGAAACTATCGAAGAAGTGTTAGGTGAAAATGGTCTGTTAGTTGAAAGTACAAATAAAACAAATGATATGTTCCAATTTAAAGTTGGAAGTCACATTTTCGAAGGAAAAGTAACACGTATTAAAAAAGTTAAATAATTTATTTTTTTCATAATTCTTATTCCCCACATCCCCTGAAGAAATTCAAGTTGTGGGGTTTCGTTTTTTTAGAGGGTAATACTTTCCTTTTGACATAACGTTTATATTTATATAATATAAAATATATTGATTATGGACATTGAAACTGAAAAATTTATAATAGAGGAATATAAAAAAGGGTTGGGTTCTGTAATGATTTCACGTAAAGTGGGGTTATCTAAACCTACGATATTAGCTGTAATAAAAAAACACAAACTAACGAGGTATAAAGATAGATGTAAATGTTTAAAAATAAAAGAAGTTGGTGACAAATTTACATTATCATGTAAAAACGAATTCCAAAAAACCTCGAAAAATAAATCCGTATTGTGTCGTAATTATTACAACTCAATAAAAAAAAGTAGTAATTGTAAATCTTGTAGTTTATTATTACAGAGAGGTAAAGGAAATCCTTTTTATGGGAAAAAACATAGTAAACAAACACTCGATTTAATTTCCAAAAAAATATCTGAAAATCCACCAAAACAAAGTTGTGTGTCTAAATTGGAAAAAAAATTGTTGAGTGAAATTAAAAATAGGGGAATAGATGCTAAAGGAACTGTGTCTATTGATAGATTTATATGTGATATTTTTATTGAAAAATACAATTTAATTATTGAATTTTATGGTGATTATTGGCATTGTAATCCCAAAAAATATAAATCTGATTATTTTCACCCGCACAAAAAAAAGACAGCAAAAGAAATATGGGACGAGGATAAACTAAGAATTGATTATTTGAAAAAAATGGGTTATAATTTAGAAGTTATCTGGGAACGTGAATTCTCAGATGATAAAAAATTAAACAAAATTATTAAAAAATATGTCAAAAATTAGAGTTCTAGTAACCCCCTCAGACACGACCGGAGTTGGAAAATTCAGAAGTGTAGACCCCCATGTAATGTTACAAAATATGTATCCAGATGACTTCCACGTGGATATTGATTATCAACCTAGAATTAATGATGTAAATTATTGGAAACAATATCAAATTGTTCATATACATAGGAATATTGGTAATAGTTACGAACATACACCAAGTATTATTAATTTTTTGAAATCAATAGGTATTGTTGTTATTGTAGATTTGGATGATTATTGGTTACCAGGAAAGGAGCACCCAATTCATACATTGATTGTACAAGACAAAATCCATGAGAAAATTATGGCAAATTTAAAAGTTGCAAGTTATGTTACTACAACTACAAATATCTTTGCTGATGAAATCAAAAAATTAAATAGAAATGTTGTCATTTTCCCAAATGCAATCGACCCAACTGAAAGTCAATTTAAACAACCTACTGAGAAATCAGATAGAATAAGAATTGGTTGGTTAGGTGGTTCATCTCACTTACATGACTTGAAATTGTTAGAGGGATTTGTCTCAAAGAATATATCTTTGAAGGATAAGGTACAATATGTGTTGTGTGGTTTTGATACAAGAGGTACAATTACTGAAATAAACCAACAAACAGGTGAAAAGAAACAAAGACCAATCAACCCTGACGAAACAGTTTGGGCGAGATATGAAGAAATTTTCACGAATAAATATGGTACAATTGATGATAACTACAAACAATTTTTACTTCAGTTTAAAGAAGAAGAATACCCAAATATAAGTGATTTACCATATAGACGAGTTTGGACTAAACCAATCAATACTTATGCAACTAACTATTCAAAGTTTGATATATCAATGGCACCAATCAAAAACCATATATTCAATAGAGTAAAATCTCAACTGAAAGTTATTGAGGCTGGTTTTTATAAAAAAGCATTAATTGCATCTGAAGTAGGACCTTATACAATTGACCTCAAACACGCTTTAAGTTTTGGTAATTTTACTGATGGAAATGCTTTGTTAGTTAAGGAAGAAAGAAATCATAGTGATTGGGCAAAAAATATTAAATTTCTTGTAAATAATCCGAATTTAATCGTAGATTTGGGTGAGAGATTATATGAGTCAGTCAAAGACAAATATGATTTAAGAAATGTTACAAGAGATAGAGCTCAATGGTACAAATCACTAATTAAATAAAAATATATGTTAATCAAACAACCAATTACTAAGATTTTATTTATGGACATTGAAACAGTTGGGGGTTGTCCCAACTATGATGTGTGTTCTAATTTAAACCCATCTGTGGCTGACCAATTTGACAAATATTTTGATTGGTTCTTGAAAAGGTTTCCTGAAGATAACGAAATTAAAGAAGACCAAAAAAATATTGTATTTTCAAGTAGAGCTGGTTTAGTTCCTGAATTTGCAAAAATTATTTGTGTTAGTTTTGCATTTGTTTTAGATGATGGGTCTGTTAGAAAACAAACATTTTCAAATGATAATGAACATCAATTGTTGAAAGATGTTCAAGGTTTATTAAACAAATGTGCAAAGTTAGATTTTTGGTTGTGTGGACATAATTTGAAAAACTTTGATATCCCAATGTTGGCAAAACGTATGATTATTAATGGATTGATGCCTCCGGCACTTCTTCCATCATATGATACAAAACCTTGGGAAATCAAAGCAATTGATACCAAAGAAATTTGGCAATATGGGGCATATTCTTCAATTGGGTCACTCGATTTATTATGTTCTACTATGGATATACCAACTCCAAAGGATGGTGAGGTAAAAGGTGATAAAGTTCACTCAGAATATTGGGAAAAACAAAACATCAAGGGTATTAGTGAATATTGTGAAAAAGATGTTGATGTCTTAATTCAAATAATTAAAAAGTTAAAAGAACTCAGATAATGCAAGGAAATATGAAAGATTTGTTTAAACAAGTCGATGATTTACAAAATTATTTAAAAGGAAAGGAAGATGAAATAGATTACAATATTATCTATGAAACTTATGGAGTTGACATTAAACAACTAGAACAAGAAATGTTGAATTATGTCCCCAAACAAATACTTGGTTACACTAAACTTAATCCCGATGCTATTGACCCTAGTTACAATTATATAAGTGACTCAGGCTTTGACTTGTACTCAACAGAAGAAATTGTTGTAAACCCATTAGGTAGAGCTTTAATACCAACAGGATTGGCCTTTGACATCAAAGATGGTTATGAAATACAAGTAAGGTCAAAAAGTGGTTTAGCAATAAATCAGGGTTTATTTGTATTAAATTCACCAGGAACTGTGGATTGTTTTTCTGAAGATATGAAAATTTTAACTATAAATGGTGAAAAACATATTAAGGATTTAAAAATAAATGATATAGTATTTTCATTCAATGAAAAAAGTTTAGAAATTGAAAAAGATATTGTTCTTAAAATTTTTGACACTAATGTACAAGATATATTGAAAATTGAGACTGAAGAAGGTGTACTTGAGGTAACCCCCAATTCAGAAATTTATACAAATAAAGGGATTGTTTTGGCCAAAGATTTACAAGAAAATGATGAGATAATTGTATTTTTTTAACCAAGATACTATTTATCAATAAAGATAATAAGTATGTCAGTAAAATGTAAAATTTGTGGGATTGAAAAACAATATTCAATTGTTGAACATTTAAAATTTGAACATAAATTAACCTCAAAAGAATACAAAGAGTTATATCCAGGTAATTTAGTTAAATCAAAAGAATATGCAACAATATTTTCAGAGAAACAAAAAACTAAATGGAGTGATACTGAATATAAACAAAAAATGACAAAATCTAGACAAGTATCCCATAATAAATCTGAATTCAAAAATAAAATGTCTAATATTATAAAAAAGAGACATAAAGAAACACCCGAAATCTATTCAGGTTTTACCAATTGGCATAAAAGTGAAAAATTTAAAGAGTGGGTCAAATCTGAAGATAGAATAAAAAAAATATCAAAAACATCAAAAGAAAGATGGGAAAATGAGGAGTATAGACAAAAAACAATCAAATCAATCGTAAAAGTGTTGGGTGATGGTAGATGTGAAAAAGGAAAAGAGTTTAGGGAAAATATGTCAAAAATTATTTCTGAATTATATAGTACAGGTAAATTAAGTAATACAAGTAACAAATATAAAACAGGAAAATATGAATCAAAGGAAAATGAAACCTTTTTATATTCATCCTCATATGAATTGGAAACTATGATTTTTTTTGACTCAGTTAATTTTATAAAAAGATGGACGAACAAACATGGTATTCGAATAAGATATTTTTATAATGGACTACACAGAAACTATGTTCCTGATTTTTACATTGAATTAGCCAATGGTAAAATCTTTTTAATTGAACTAAAGGGGTGGGAAACTGAGGAAGTATTAGTAAAACAACAATTTGCATTAAAAGAATACCCAAACTATAAATTGTTTTACTCAGTTGAAGAACTAAAAAATTTTATATATGAAAACAACGAAGATTAAAAAAATAACATCAGAAAAAAAACAAACTTATGATATAACAGTAAGTAATAATCATAACTTCTTTTGTAATAGTCATTTGATACATAATTGCGGTTATTTGGGTGAAGTAAAAGTTATAATATTTAATACGAATTCAGACCAAGTAACAATAAAAAAAGGAATGAAAATTGCACAAGCAGTTTTATGTCCAGTAATAAACGGAAAATATGTTGATTTGGAACTAAAGAAAGATTTAGGTCAAAAAGACAGAGGTGATAACGGATTTGGCTCAACAGGAATATGATTACTATAATATACTCAACACATAAGAACGAAGAATATAATTCTAAATTTAAGACCCACCTAATTAATAGTGTGGGTCTTAGTGATGTTCAAATATTGGAATATCAAAATAATAATCAATATTCTTTAGCTCAAGTTTACAATAGTGGAATAACTGAATCAATTTATGATATTGTGGTATGTTGTCACAATGATATTAAATTAGAAAAAAATTGGGGTCAAAAATTATTAAATGATTTTAATAATAACCCTGAATTTGGAATAATTGGTAAAGCAGGTTCTTGTTATTTCCCTGAATCAGGAATTTATTGGGAAAGGATGAAACAAACTATGGTTGGTCAAGTTTGGCATCAACCTGAAGGACAAAAAAAATGGTTGAGTTTGTATTCACCAAAAGTACCCTTTATTATTCCAGTTGTAACAATTGATGGTTTATTTATATCTTTTAATAAAAACAAACTTAAACATAAGTTCGATGAAACTATTGGAAAGTTTCACTTTTATGACCATAGTTTTACAATTCCAAATTATTTAGATGATGTAAAAATTGGAGTAACATCTTCATTTGAAATAACACATGAATCTATTGGTCAACCAAATCAAGAATTTTGGGAATCTAAAGAAGTTTTTCTCACAAAATATAAAAATAAATTACCATTAGATTTAAAACCTGAAAAGGTATATGTCCCTGAAATTATTGGGAAAAATTTAGATAAAAAAGATAAAGTAGCCATAATAATCCCAACAAAGGGAAAATTAGATTTATTATTCCAATGTTTAGAATCATTTTATTTAAATTGTGATTCTAATTTTTTTGACATTTTTATAGCTGATACAGGTTCTTCTTCGGAAGAATTATCAAGTATTGAAAATACGATTATGTCATACAAAAATATAAAATTAATTAAATATTCATTTTATAATTTTGCAAAGATAAATAATGATGTTGTGAAAAATTATGTAGGTAAACAATATGAATACATTTTGTTTTGTAATAATGACATCAAAATTTTGAACAACGTAATATACAGTATGATTAAAGTTTTCAAAGATAACCCAAAAGTTGGTACTGTAGGTTGTAGGCTTCACTTTGAAGACAATACAATTCAACATGATGGTGTTATAATGTTTATAAGAGATAATAATCAATTAGGTGTAACACATAAAAATCTAAGTACATATTATTCCTATAGTTTAGGGTTAAATAAAAATTTTGGTAATACAGGTGGATTGATGATGATAAGAAGATTCACATTTGAAAAGTGTGGTTTCTTTTGTGAAGAATATGATAGTTGTTTTGAAGACGTTCAACTTAATGGAACTACTTTACTTTTAGGTTTAGATAACTATTGTGATGGTAATTCAGTTGCCTACCACTATGAAAGTCAAACAAGAGGAAAAGATGATGTTGCAAAAAATAAAGAAATGAATGATTTTTTTAAAACCTTGTTACCTTTTTTGATAAAAAATTTTACTAAATTAATGAATAGAGTTCCGATATATAAAATATGATTACGTTTATAATCCCATCCTTGAATAGACCATCTTTGAAAAATTCAGTACAATCTTTAATAAATCAAACTGAACAAAATTGGAAAGCCATCATAG